TTGTTCCAACAATATCACTTTCGTAGGTTGAATAAATACCCGACTGCTCCATATAAGACAATACACACTGACTAGCACCAATAGCAGCATTACCTCTTTTATTACCACCAGTATAGTCAACATCATTTAGTCCAGCACCGATAGAATATGGAGCAAGCGTCCAACTACTACTATCCATAGCAACCAGACCACCACCTTCACCAGTTATACTTGATACTCTACCACCTAAAGTTATACTAAACTGAGCGTTAGAGGTATTTTGGAATCCACCTACCGCAGTTGCGGTATTATTAGATGCGGTATTGTTATGTCCTCCAAAGACACTACTACGTAAACCAGAGGCTGTATTAGATAAACCACCTACAACTGAAGCGTTTACTCCAGATGCGGTATTGTCTTCACCAACAGAAAAAGTTTTTGTATTTGACGCTTCTGCGGCTGGTAGGTATGATGCTCTAATACTATCAGTTCCAGTTCCTTCTGAAAATACTGTAGTCCCACTTAATAGGTCTTGTCTTGTTATTCTAAATGTGGCTGTATTACCACTATCATTCATCACCAACCAACTACCGTCATCTGCTGTGGTTGTAATATTTAACTGAGATATCTTTTTATCTGCCATTTTAATTTTTAATCATACAATATGTTATCACCACTTTCTGTTAATATTGGTTCGGATAATTCTGTTAATAAATAGAAGGTTTCAGCAGGAGGTGTAGGTTCTCCCTTTGGGACATTCATCACAATAGGATGCCATACATTACCTCTCCAAGATTTTTCACCCAAAGGTTTTAACAACTCACTTATATCATTTTTCGGTCTTGGTTGTCTAATCCACTTTGCCATCTTCTATAAATATTATTTAAGGCTATAAAAGAGGGGTTTTTACACCCCCCTTTTGATTTTAATTATTATTCAGCATCAACTGTGATGCCAACCATAACAGAAGCCAAATCACCATAAGGAGCTGAAATCTGCTGTGATGCATTTGGTTCTCCACCTACGATAGACAACGCAGAGATTCCATTAAGGTCCCCATACGCAGTTCCCGTAGCCAAGCTACCACTTTCAACTAAACCACCGTTTGCGAAAGCGAAACTCCAGTAACGGTTGTTGTTGTCTAAAATGATACCGAACACATTATTCTGAGCTACGAGGTTTTGGAAAACATTACGTAAGCTTTGGTCTAATTTCGGTAGGTTTATTGTTAAAGTCGGAGTGAATACTACTGATTGAGCTGTAGTGTTTACAGAGATAGCCTCCTCAAAAGAAGAACTCTGCTTAACTAACTCAAACTTATAGAATGTCCCCGAACCAGAGATGCTGGTGATTTCACCAGTCACACTCTCACCCCAGCCTGTAATTGTATTACCAGAGTCACCAAGCAACCATAAGGTTTTGATACCACCAGTAGATGCGTTTCTACACGTTTGTTATCGGTATGGCTCTTTATCCTTACCTTCTCCACTTTCTTTTGTTATATGTGGAGACCAGACTATATCATCACCTTTTTATCGGTGTTGGGCGCTCGTGTTAGGTTTATTGTTTGAGATACTCACCTATTAGTCGTTGAACCTTCCTCTTACTTTTAATCTCTTCAGAGACTTGGCTGCTGATTGCCTGCTTCCAGGGTTTCCAGCAATTCACCCAATTTTACCTGGACTATAGAAAGTCAATCCAGGGTATATCCATTATCTATATAACAAGACATATCTTTTTATTTTTTAAGTTTTAAGGTTTATTATTCTGCTGAAACAAATGAATCCACAGAGAACACACCTACACCATAAGTAGCGTGCATGTTGATTTTGATGATGTCTGCGAATGGGTCATACATAGATTTTGTAGTCATCATTTCTGCGTTAGTTCCAACCATAATGTATTCAGCTGGACCTGCGATTACTCTTGATTGACCGGTTAAACCTTGAGTTGGGATAACTCTTACATTAGAACCAGGTAATACAACGCTCCACTCTTCACCTACAGCAGCACCTGCTGAATCAAATGAGAACAAGTTTACATAAGAACTGTTTCTCATAGAAGCAACCAACGCTCTGTAATCAGCATAAGAACAATACATTACCAAGTCAGTTCTGTGTAATACGTTTTCAGGGATAGCCTCGTAGTAAGTTGTGAATACTTCCAAACCGTTAGATGCTGTAGCTGCTGTGTAAGTAGCTGTAGCAGCACCATTAGCTTGAGATACCAACTCCAATACACCGTCAAAACACGCTCCACCACTAACCTGGTTTTGCCATAATTGGATTTCAATAGCGTTAGCTACTCTGTTAGCGATATCAGTCAAGATAACCTCCTCAAAAGGAACTGTCTCTTGGAAGTTAGCATCAGAAAGATACTGACTCAAATATGTATCATACAAATCGTAAGCACATAATTCTTGGTTAATTTTTTTATTACAAAGGTCAACAGTTACAACGTTCTGAACTGTAGTCCCTGTTGGGTCAAAGCCACAAGACAAATCTTGCAACACGATATCGTTGGTTACGAAACCAACTTTTTGGGTTGTTCCTTTTAAGTTAGGTCTTACAGAAGAATACTTTGGAAGAGTTAAACCCAAGAATGCCTTAATCAACATTTCATCACCATAAGAGTTATACTCTGGTAATGCTGATAAGTCATAATTAAACTTTAATGATTTTTTAGTTTCCATTTTATTATTATTTTATTTTATTTTCTCATAGAGTTTTTTAACAACTCATATTTTAAGTCCAATACAGAAGGAGTAGATTTGTGTTTAACTACTGGGCTTCTGTCTGGTTGTTTTCTGAACTCGTTGAACTCAGATTTTATGGAGCTTAACTCCTCTTTGTATTTATTCATTTCAGTAAAGAGACCTAACATTTGAGACATAGCTTCTTTCATCGTTTCCATATCTTTCTTTAAGTTCTCCAAACTACCTTCACCGGCTTCATCTGGATATTTAACTCCAGTAATAAAACCTTCTGCGTCAACTACTAATACAATACCACTTTCAGTTGTATGTTCTCCTTCTTTTGCTTGAACTCTTTCATTTGCTTGAGTGATTACATACAATTTATCTCCTACTACGAAGTCGCCTGGAGTGTCTGTTTCAACTTTGGTGCCATCTGTTAAAGTAGCTGAAGACATCATATCTGTTGATGTTTCATCTCCTACAGTTACCTCAGCCTCATCTACAACACCTTCCTCTGCTGTTGGTTCTGCTGTCTCAATCTTATAGATGATTGAATCAGCACCAACATAAAGTTCCAAACCCTCACGTGTAACGTGGGTGCCTTCTGGTGCTGGTGATAATGTAGTTTCATTCTTGATAAACAACTCATCACCAACTTGGAAACCTTCCTCGTCAGATTTGTTGTTTGTGATTTCCGTTACATCATCAACCAATACAGTAGTCATAAACTTTTCTGCTTTGATATTCATATTAAGTAAATCAGCGATTTTTTTAATTGCTTCACTTGCGTTCATAATTTAATCTATTTGATTTAATATGTTTATTACTTGTTCTAATAAATATTCGTCATTTTTTGTGTCGGAAAACTTTAATAAGAAGTTCCCCTCAACTGATGCTCCACGAACTTTACCAGATTTTATGTATTTATCCCAAATCTCATCTCCTTGTTCTGTTTCCAATACCTTATATGCGGACATCCAAGTTCCATAAGGTATTTGTTCCTCCGTAAATCCGAGAGAATAGGCTTTATCTTGTGGTCCGTCCACAATCCAACTTTCCACCATAATAGCATCTTGGAACTTTTTATCGGTATGCTCCAAGTTGGTATCCCTTAACCTCAACTCAAAATGGAACTTATCACGAATACGTTCTATGCTCTTTGGTGTAAACTTAACCCAATATCTTTCACGAGTAAGTTCATCATATCTCGGAATAAGAATATTAGGTATCATCAAAGGCATATACACCAATCTCTTTTCCTCATTTGTCTTAAAGTGTTCTACCTTCTGTTCCGACATATTCTGCTGAGAAATGATGTATGCTATTTCACTCTTTCTTTTGGTTGCTTCAGAATAATATCCGTTGTTCGGCATACTCTTGGGTGGAATACCTGGATTTCCACTAACCATACCCAAATCCTTTAATTGAGCTGGATTCTTTTTAGATGGTGGTGTAAAGATAAATCTCTGCCAAGCATGGACGCAGTTAGGACCTCCTTTGTATAACCATTTGGAATATCCTTGTTGATTGTGTCCGAACTCTTTGTTAGTATCTTGTAGTAAATCTATCTCAAATCTTCTGAAATATCTATTTTCAATACTGGTGCAGAAATCCCTATCGGGTGAACCACTCAATATCCTCGCATACTTGAAATAGAATACGGGTTTTTTATGTGCTCTCATCATAATTTCAGATTCGGTTGAACCCCTTAATTGTCCTACAACTGCCTCAAACTCCATAGGACTGGTTTGTCTTAATTCTTCAAGGATACTCAACACCTCAATTTCTTCTGAACTATACTCATCATAACAACTACCATCTATACCACAAACAAGATTAGAGAAGTATTTTGTTTCACTACAACCACAATCTTCACTCATTAGGACTGGTTCTACCAACATATTGTTTTTAGTGTCTCCAGTAGGGTAATTTTCATACGTAGGGAGGTTTGAGATATCATAGTCAAAGTTCATTCCCACTTCACCAAGTTCTCTTAACACTTGTGGGTTATTATCATAGTGTCTTTTGATACCCAATCTTTTAACCAACTCAACTTTCCTTTGATTAGAACCAACGGTATGTAAATGAGTTGAAGGAATATCATATTTTCTCATCAAGTCAAACATATCTTCAGTTGGATATGGACGAGCAGAAATAATATGGATAATACTACCCCTTCTTCTTTCATCTTCCAACATTCTAACACCTCTGTCTGTGGTTAATGTTCCGTCCCAATCAAATGATACGTCCGTAGCAGCAAATCCTTGTTTCAACATACCATAACATTTTCCAAGTGCTTGGTCTTGAGTTAAACCTTCAGCCATCACATATTTTACACAACGAGATATAAAGTCATTTTCACTTTCACCTGGTTCGGGATAAACAAACTCCTCTTGTTTCATCTTAACACAGTTCGGCACCATACGTCCGTCCTTCTCCTTCATACCAATCATTTCATATCCACTCCAACAAGGTGTTGCGTCCATCTCAAAACCTTCAAGTTTGTTAAACTCATCTAACTCTTTTAGTTTTGATTCACTCCATCTTTTAGCAGATAGACCCCCCCATAACAAATACGAAATTGTGCCACACGCTTCTGTGTCCCCTTCATCATAGTAGGTTTCTGCTCTTGAAAGGTATGAATACATTCTCTTGATGGTTTCCAAAGAAACTGGCTCACCATTAGCAAGTTGTTGTGCTCTAACCTTGCCGACTTGGGTAGCACACTTATTACCAATCTTCTCGTTTAATTCAATACCTCTCTTGGCATTATTAGACACACTTTCGGGATAGTCAGAATAACTATCAAACTCTTGTCTGTTAAAGTAGATTAGTTCTTGTTCTATTGCTGGACTTTCCACCCAAGCTACTTCCCAAACACCAGTATCCGCTGATAACTCGGGGTCTATGTCTAATTCAATAATCTTGTATTTTTCCATTTTCTATAAATAGTT